TTCTACATCACTATCAAGTTGTGGTGTCTTTGATTCTGTAGAAGCGTCATCTGCTGTATTGTCTTCTGGTGGGTACTGTTCTGGGTCTACTTGTTCTTGTTGGTCGCCTTGTTGTTGCATCATTGGGCCGCCAATACCAGAATCTTGTTCTTTTTCTATCTGTTTATTAATTTCTTTAATGTCTTCATCGGTTTGTTGAAGTACATTTTTACGCACCCACTCAGCTGAATAATAACGACCAACAAATGGGTCAACCGTTGCCAATGTTTGTAACCTAGATGTTAGAAGTTCAGCATCTCTGAGTTCAGTAAAGTTATTATCTTTTTTATAGTCATAATAAATTTGATCTTTAAAAATTTCCCATTCTTCTGAAGTGCAAATGCCTTTTAAGACACATTGAATTCGAAGTGCATGGTCAAAAATTTGTGAAAATTTATTACGAAGACGAATGATGAATTTTAAAAACTTAACTTCATCTCTTGTGACCTCTGTTGTTCTACCAAGACCAATCATACCACCTTGTTGTGGTTCTAAACGGCCAATTGGCACATTTAGCGATTGTAAAAGTTTCTGTCTAAAATACTTAACATCTTCCAACTCACCAAGGTTTTGACCGGCAGGCAGAGTTGTGATTTCTGTACCTTTACCACCTTCACGGCGAGGTAACCAGAAGTCTTCAAGCATCGACATATGTTTCCTATCGTCACGCAACTCACCTGTGTTAGCATCGTAAACCATCTTGTTACGATACTTAATCATAATATCTTTTAGATATTGTTCAGCTTTACCTCTTGGTAAATTACCAACATCAATGTAAAAGATTCTACGTTCTGGTGCTCGTGATAAACGATAAATCACAACGGCATCTTCAATCATTCGTAACTGATTGAGTGGTTTAATTGCCTTGTGAAGATATGAGATAACAAAAGTATTCTTTGCATCCATCAAACCAGAATTGACATTGATAATAGAATCTATAGCAATTCTTAGGCCAGAGTTAACTGATGCTCCATATGTTTGAGTGGTTGTACCTTTGTCTGAATAGACGTAGTACTCTGCAATTGATTTGATTATGTCTGCACCAGTTTTTGGGTCTTTGTCTTTTTTGATCTCTCGTACTTTACGAATTTTTCTTGGATCAATATAACGAAGTTCTTGAATCCCTTCTTTTGGATTCTTTTCATCGACAAGCACGTGGTAATAGATTCTACCATCTATGTACCACCTTTTGAATAGGTCATCAGCTAAATTGCCAAAGTTTAACATATGAAGAACATTTTCAAATTCTTCATGTATTTTATTTTTAACAGATGCTGGCGCTTTTAATTTGTCAGTAACAATGTCAACTGTTCTACCAGTTACATCGTGGGTAATTGCTTCATTAACAATATCATCAATGGCCATTTCCAATTCTGGATGGTTTGCCATTTCACGATAGCGTGTGATGAGTTCCAGTTCGTTGCGAACTGCACCCTCTAAATCAATATATGTTCCGTAATAAGCGTTTTGAGTGACGGTAACTGCGCCGTCATCCATTGCTTCAGTCGGAAGAGTAAAGGAAGGCTGCTCAGGGTTTTGTTTCTGAGCAATGTCCTTTTGACCGAAAGTAAAGCCGAAGAGCTTAATTGCCATTAGATATCCATTCTAAAAAATAGATAGAGGGAAAATCCCTCTATCTCTACACTACACCGTCTTCTACTGATTCCCACCATTGATATGAAAGAGTTACCGAGAACTCTTCAATGGTATCGTTAGCACCCCAATCAACATCAATTGGAGTTACATCTGTTGGGAATAAACCAATAAATTTGTATCTCTTGATTGTATCACCTTGTTTGCTGAATTGGCGAACATCACCGTCAACTGTGTAACCTCCTGGTGCAAGAGCTAATGGATTACGAACATTGAGTGAATGTGAATTGATACCATTCATCCATCGTTCAAATGCATTACGCACCGAGAAGTCTTCGTCATTAATGACAGTAATTGTCCAGTCAGCAAAAGTTCTGTTACCTACAAATTTCAGTTCACGACCAAAGTATTGCACTGGCACAACACCAAGCGTAGCGCCTGGCAATTGTGCAGTTTTACACATAAATGTAAGTTTTGTTTGTGCGTTTCCTGGCGCAGAGAAACCAGGAAACGGCATAGAAACCTCAAATAGATTTGGGCGAGCACCGTCACCCGTCATCTGGCTTCTAAATTCGTTTACATTGAATGCCATTTATTTTCTCCTGTTTCTCTATTTAGAATCGTCCTACAATCTCTTCAAACGAAACGCCTGTTCGAACTGCAACAAAGTTGAGTTGAATGAAGTTGATTGATCGTGCAGGTTTGATGTAAATGTCTCCCACAAATTCGTTTCGGTCAATTACATCGGCCGTGTTATTTGATTCATCACAAACAACACGGAAGTCAGTAATGCCTCGGCGACCTTGTACATCACGGAGGTATGGTTCTACTAATGCAACAAACTGAGCTCTTGTGAATTGGTCATTAAACTCAAACAACGAAGAGCGTGAAGCACGAGAGATTGCCTTTTCAAGGACAATGAACAATCTACGAACATTGATTCGGTCAAAAACAGATGGCTTACTCAACATGGTTTTGTCGCCAAACAGAATTGTTCCTTCGCCTTGGAATGTAACCACTGGGTTGACACCCTTAACATAAAGATCATCTCTTTCTGCCTTTGTTGGGTTCCAAGCAAGTTTAATAACATTCTTAATGATACCTCTATTCAAACCACCTGGTGAGAACCAAGGATCTCTTTCTAAGTCTGTTCTAGCACAGAGACCGGCAATGTCACCATTGAGTGGCACCCAACGGTATGTATTGTTGTATCTGTCGAACTGGTATTTCCATCCGCAATCCATAACTGCGTAAGAAGAACTTGTTAGACCATCTCTGTAAGCAATAACAGCTGTTGCTTCGCTACCAGAGTTGTTAACAACATCTGCTTTTTCTGGTGAAAGAAACACTACACAGTCTTTGCGAACTTCAACGATGTTACTAACCAGATGACCTGCAACAGTAGAGTCTGCTGGGCCAGAAACAATCAATGAAACATCAATAGAGTCTGGGTTAGCAACTTGGTTATAAGCATTAACAATGTCGGCAGAAGTTATCGTGCCATCTGCACCTGCGGTAAATGAAGCATAAACTGGTGTTGCACCTGCTGTAAATGCGGTACCTGAAGCAGTATTGCCCCAATTTGAACCGCCATCAACGTGCTTCATCCACCAAATATATCGTGACTGGTTATTAATTACATTTTTGTAGTAGTTTGAAGAACCGTCACCGGATGTTGCATCACTTGCTTTAGAAACAAAAGCATATCTCTCAACAACTGTGTTGGCTGTTCCTGTAAATTTACCGTCTTCGTCAATTACAATAACGTGGAGTTCGTCATTGGAACCTGTTCTTGTAGAAACATAGTCAGAAGTACTTGGAGCAACTCCAAAATTATCTGCATATTGCCATTTACGAAGAACTGAAGTGTTATTAGCAACTGTCGATGTAAGAGCAGAAGCCAAAGTAATGTTGGCCAAAGGATATTCGTTATCATTGACAGAAACAACACGAATGTAATTTGTTCCGTCAAATGAAACTAAGTCACCACTTTGTAGTACTGAAGATACGTTTGCATTTAAATTAACTGCGGTATCACCGGCAGTTGCAGCATTTGCTGTGGCTCCAGATACTTGTGCTGTGACATTAGATGAAAAAGCGTTTGAAGATGGGCAAATAGAAATTCGAATAGAATTACCTAGTGCGCCTGGGAATCTTGCAGCGAAAACTCCGTATGCTGAGTTTGAAGCTGTTTCGTGGTTATTTGTATAGTCGTCTTCATTTTCAATAAGTACGCCTGTTCCATTCGCAGTAGCATTGAGTGTTGAAGTCGTATTTGCAGCACGAACCACTCTTAGGCTATTGGAATATGCCAAGAAATTTGCAGCTGAGAACCAGTATTCATAATTTGTACTATCAGGTTTACCAAATCTTTCTGCAAGTCTAACTTCATCAGAAATGGTAACAACTTCATTGGCAGGTCCCCATGCAAAAGGTCCGGCAAAAGCGCCAATTGAGGTGGCGACTGATGGAACTATTGTAGTCAGATCGATCTCTGATACATTAACTCCAGGTGAGAGCTGAAATGCCATGGATTTCTCCTTTTGTTATCGGGTCAATTTCGTTTTATTGTCTATTTAGTTTTTTAGAAAGTTGAGGATATATACCCTCTTTCAGTCCAAACATCACCGGAATCTACGGTGATTTCTTCTTTTCTTCCATCATCAATAATACCAACAGGAGTCAAATCTTCTTCGGCATACAAGTTATTTTCTTGCAGGAGAACTTTACGAATGTCAATATTGGTGGAATCTTTAAAGTAACTCTGTGCAGTTAACCATGCAAACAGTACTAATCCCATAACAATATCATCGTTATTGCCTTCTTCAGCAGCATAAGAATCTCTCACACGAACAAAGGTATTTAGCTCTGCTATGGTGTCGAAATCGTTGATGAGTAACTTATCAGATTCGATTAATGTTTTTAGGTTTGCACAACCGATCTTTTTGACGGTCTTAGTTGTTTTAATACCAAAATTGGAGGCTCTTTTAAACCCACCTGAAATGGTCTGACCTTTGATGTGATGATGGTCAATTTTATAAACATTTTCATACTCCAAATCATAGTGTAAAATATCTACTACTTGTTGGCCAACGTTATTTGTTTCAATCAAAACGAAAGCCTCATTATACCTTGTGCATAAAGAGTAGATTATTGTTGGTAAAAATAGTAAAGGTAACTTGTTGTTCCTGTATTTAGCAACTTGTTTATAGGGTTGTTCCGTCACATCAATCACATTGATGGTGTGATAATCTAACCCAACGCCTTCTGAACAGTCTACGGTTGCTATGTATAGTCTTCCTTGCTTAGGTTGTTCGTAGACAAAAATGTTACCATCATCTTCAGTGAGAAGTGGGTCATGGAAAGACAATGACCTTAGTTTAGAACCAGAAATGAGAGTTGCCGCAGAGCCAATGAACTCAGTTTCAAACTCTTGTCGAAACTGTTCTTCTGATGTATTGCGAATCGTTTCTTCTTTCCATCTTTGATCTCTACCTGGAACCATAGACCAGTGAACTTCAATTGGCTTATAGAGACTGCGTTTTTCGATGGCATCTGTCCACATTTTGTAGAACAGGTTTAAACCATTAGGTGTCGAAACGATAATTACTTTTGAAGTTTGACCTGAAGAAATAACAGGATAAGTTGATGTAAAAAATTCAACTGCCATGTTGTGAGGCACAAACGCAAATTCGTCTAAGAAGATTAGGTTGTATGTACCACCTCGGACACCTGCAGCTGATGTTGCATACGCATATATCTTTGAACCGTTTTCAAGTTCAATGTTCCTTTTGTTCCAAACAATGATGCCTTGTTGCAACCAAATAGGAAGATACTCGTATGCCTTTTGAAGCCGTGATAAAATTTCTTGTGCTAATTGGCCTTTGTTTGCAAGAATACCAATTGTGTAGTCTGGGTTAAACAACGCACACCACAACATATAACCAACTGTGGTGGTTGTTTTACCAACCTGTCGAGGCATCTTACATATTGAGAATCGATTCTCATGGAAATCTTTGACCATTTCTTCTTGAAATGACCACATATCAAATGGTACAAGTCCTTTATCGACATGTACAATTCTGACATACGTTTTTATGAAATAAACGGGGTCCTGAGAACAACGAATAAATTCTTTCGTTTGTTCTTCGGTGAAAGATATTTCAA